GTCATCTTTTCTCCTGATGGGGTAATTACAACTCTACTTAAATCTAATCTTGGTTCATTATCATTCATAAATTTTCTTATGAATTTTGAATCCAAAATTGGCATTTGTTCGACAAATTTGGCTATTTCTGCTTTATCAGTAGTTCCATTTACTTCTATAATCTCTTTTTGTAATCTCCAAGTAACTTTTGGAACTACTCTTCCTTTAGGATATGATTCTTCCAACTTACTTATTTCTAAAACTTCACCATAAGTTAATGGTCTTAATTTAACGGTTGCCTGTGATTTAGGTAGTTGTATAATAAAACTACCATCTTCATTAGGTATTTGACCATTAATAACATTTAATTCATCTAAAGGAACTGTTGCCTGAAATGATTTTCTTGTTGAAGGGTCGATTAAATTCAAATTAATCTCCGGTCCAAAACCAGTATTTCTTAAAAAGATTAAAACTGCCTCCACATCACCTTCTAACATATCCTCAACTTTTAAGTCCGGTTCATAGATTTTACTTCTTAATAGTGTTGTGGTCATATCATTTCCACCCCCCATTAAAATGTTTTCATCATTAGCCGTTAGATATCCTACCTTGATAGATTTCTTTTTGTTTTTATAAAATATTCCTCCCGACGGTAGTGGTACTACATCGTGTGGTAACGTAAAATTTTGTTGTCCGTATTCGATTGCTTGATTTTCCATATAAAAAAATAACCGTAAAGTTTATGTCTTTACGGTTAAATATAATTAGTATTGATTTTTTATCAACACATATGTTTTTATTAATATTAAAAAATTAATAAACTAATACACAACGGTCCATTCTTAATGACACACTAATATCAGCAAGACCATCAGTACTGTACCCTAACGAACCAAAGTCAACACTAGTTAAGAATGTACCATACAGAATCCATTTTTCAACCACAACTCCTGTTGGGTCTAACATCTCAAGGTCAATATCTTTCTTGTAACCCGCAGCATAACCCATACGACCTGTAACAGATTCAGCATGTAAACGAACCCATTCCATAAGTGCTTGTGCCGCAGACGGTCCAATTGGGTCTCTAAATTTAACAGGTATTTCATCCCAGTTAAATCTTCCCGCAACATAGGTTGATGTATTTAAAAATTGTATTTCAGTTGAAGCAATTTTAATTTTAGGTCTTGCAGTACTTTCTACAAACCATTCGTTAATCCCTAAGCTTGATGGAAACCTTAGTATGAATCGATTCTGTCTTTTCGGTTCGTAAGGAATCGGCATTTTCATCAATAAATCAGCCATATTATTTTAAATTAGTTTTTCTTTGTTTATTATCATAAATATATCCAAATGGAAAATATTTTTATTGACTTTCTGAATTTAATTTATTATCATTATAATCCAGTCTAGTTTATTTAATTCTAGTTAATTTAACTAGTTTTTTATTTAATTATTTAATACTAGTTCTTTATTACTAGTTAATATTCTTTTTTTATTCCTCCTGCAGTTGAATAAGTTTTTACAATATTGTCTTCTTTGTCTTTGAAGTGTTTTTTCATAACTTCCACATTTCGAACATCATCATCCGAGAATCCAATAGTTGGTTTCGATGGTACAAAATTATTACTCACTTCTTTTTTAAGGAACGCCTTTTTGTCTAATTTTGAAGAGATATCTTTAATATGGTCCACGAATTTATCCATTGCACGAACTTTAGCTTCTTCAGGATTTGCAGCACCTTCAGGGTCGTTATAAGAAACAGGATGAAATCTACACATATCTAAATATGATTTAATTAATTCATCATCACTCATCTCATCATCTCCCGAAATACTTCTATATTTTTTTAAGTTTTTAATTAACTCATCTTTATCAATACCATTAAATCCTTCTATTATGTAATTGTAAACGGCTTGTTTTAAGGTATTAGGATTATGTCCTCGAGCGGTTATTATAGAAAAGATAGAACCTCCGTTAATCGCCTCTCTAAAGTCGTCAAACGCTGGTCCGAGCTTAGCTCTCATAGAGTCAATCAAAAAGTTTTTATCTCCCGGTGTTTGAAAGTTTTTAAAAGGTTCTTCACCATATCCTACAACAGTCTCACCATCATATTCAAAAGGTTCTTTTCCTAATTGATGTCTGTATTCGGCAAAATCATCAGTACTCATACCAATTTCATCACCGGATTCAGTTTTAACCATAATTTTGGTTGGCATATGAACTATGTTATCATCCCAATCGAATGCATAATATTTCATATCAGGTGTACCCTGCTCGTCAATTCCTTCTTTTAATGTATTTCTTTTCATAATTGGCTAAAAAGTGGGGACGAATCCCCACTTATGGTTTTTATTAAATATTCTCGAACGATGCTCCTGTTGGAGTAATGAAGAATTCAATATCGATGAACTCTAACGCTTTCGTCGGTTTCAAGTAAATTTTACCTGTTAAAGTATTTCTATCTAAATCCTCAGGTGAAGATGAAACTGTTACACGGAAATCGTATAAACCTCGGTCTCTTCTAATTGAGTCTAAGATTGGGTTAACACTATCTAAGAATTGTTGTCTAACGATTTGGTCGTTTTGTTCGAACAATAATCTTACTGCCACCGCTGATATCAATTTACGAGCTTGAAGTAATAATCTTCTTACATTCAATCTGTTAAGTGCTGTGTCAGCAATTTGTAATGTTTTATTACCCCAAATAACCGTACCAACATCTGAGAAAGTTGCGATAGGGTTAATTCTACCTTGGTAAAGTGTGTCTCTATCTTCTTGAGTCAACTTAACTCTCGCTTTAACAGAATTTACAAGACCTCTTGTGTAACCCGCTGATGCGAACCACGGGAATGCAATGTTATCGGTTAATGCTAAGTTTCTACAAACTTCACCTGTAGCAGGTAAATAAATTTGTGTATTGTTAACAGTATCTCTTGTTAAAATCCAAGGATAGTAAGTTGCAGTATAGTTAGAGTCAATTCCAGTATTGTCCAAGTTGTCAACAGCTTCTTGAGGATAAATTATATCTTGAGGGTTTGTTGCATCCGGAGTATACATATTATAATCAGGTGTTGTTGCAATATAAACCGAGTCAGCTCTTTGGTATTGAATCATATCAATCGCCTCTTCAACTAAGTTAGAGTTATTGATGTAATCAATACTTGAAGTTGCAAACACGTTAATGTTTGTTGCCTCAGGATTTCTAAACGTTAAGATACCAAGTAAGTATGCGTAGTAGTCAGTGTTAGCAAAATCTTGAGTATTGTTAGCAACTGTGATTCTCTTAAATAAACCACTACCTGTAGCGTTAGGGTATCTTGTAGAAGACGATGCTCCCGCCAAGAATCCTGATTGACCTAATTGGAATCTATCTTGATTTGTTCTAAACTCTCTATAGATGTCCCAACCATCAAATCCACCCGCAAAACATAAAGTATATTTTCTTGAGTAAATAAAGTAGTAAGGATTTTCTTGAGTTTCAGGGTCCTCTCTAAATTCAGCAGTACCACATTCAAATGCTGTTTGACCACTAGTCAATGAACTATTTGAAATTGTAACTACTGTAGCACCTGAGTCCATGTGGAAACCTTTACTCACATAATTCCAAGCAGCTCCTTCAATTGGTTGAGGTGCAATAACCCAAGATTGTGGGTTTTGTCTACCTTTATAAGTTAAGAACGATTCGTCAATACCATATTGTGTTGAGAAACCTAAATAAGTTCTTCTAACAATGTCACCCGGAGATTCAACTAAATTTGAACCACCTGTTGCAGCCCCAAACGGTGGGTTTGCAATAGTTTCACCAGGGAAGAAATATTTTGTTTTGAATTTTGGAACCGGAGATGGGTTTAAGACATTATCATATTCTCTTTGAGTGTATCCTTCAAATCCACAAGGAATTGCATCGATTGGTGCCTCATCGGCCATTTCAACCATTACATATTTTGAAAGTAATGCATATTCACCATTGGTTGTACCAATTTTCTTAGCAACAAAGTTGTTAGAGAATGGGTCCATATTACAGTTAGTGAATTTCTCAATAACAACCGGGTTAGAATCCGTGTCGAAGAAATTTCTCACCAACACATCAAATGTCATATTATTGAATGATAAGTTAGCGATTGATACTTTAACCTCTAAATTTGCCGCGTCCCCATCAGAGATTGAAACAAATTTAAATAATTTATAAACTTTATTACCTCTTAATTCAGAAACTAAGAATGGTGTAACCGGTGATTGATATTGACCAACACTGTATGCAATTGATGAAGGATTTTCACTTCTAGCACCTGGTAATGCAACCAATTCAGGATTAATACCTCTAATATAACCTTGGTTATAAGCGTAAGCCAATGACCCCGGATAAATTTCTTCAACAAACAAAGGAACTTCATTTCTTGCTTTTCCAAAATTATCAATACCTAATACTTTAGTTATGAATTTTGAAGATGCTGCCGATAAGTTAGTTTCGAATGTGAAATTATCACCATCTTTAGTAACACCTGATAATCCAAATGACGCATAAGGGTTTTTATCTATACTTGAATATTGGTCAGTGTTTAACAATAACACATTATTCTCGTCGTTTACCTCATAAACCGGTCCGTGATTATCACTAGTTGAACTATTAACATATAATGATAGACCTCTTGAACGAAGTGTTGCTACAACCATGTTGTTATATTCAGTATATGCGGTACCAATAAAAGTATAATACTCACCTGAGATTGTTCCCGAAAAACTATCACTTACTCCTGTAACAATTGAATCAAACACATAATCAAATGAATAACCTGTGTAGGCGTTTCCTGTATAGTTATTAAAGTTTGCATAGAACCAAGAATCATTTTCACCTGCAGATAAATCATTATCCGCTAAATCAACACTATCAACACCATATGCATTTACCACCGCACCATATTGGTCAATTAAATTCCAATAATCAAGTTCCGGAACAGGTCCGTAAGCAACTGCGGTAGTTGCAGATAATGATGGGTCTCCAACAATACTTAATATTGTGTTTGTAATATCATTATCATATGTAGAAGTACTACCATCTGATAATCTATATTGTGTGTTAAAGTTTGCTTGAACCGCTGCCGGGAATGAACCACTAATAAAATTAACAGTACCCGCACTTGTTGAACCTGTAAAAGATACAGACCAAGAAGTTGCTCCGGTTGGGTTTTGGATTACTGTTGTAGGGTCTACGTTAGCAGTAACTCTAATACTCCAAGATGGACCTGCATCATATCCCGATAAACCTAAGATTCTTGTAACAAACAATTGATTCGATTGTTGCAAGTAAGATTTAGCGATGTATGCCGCTTCATATTTAGGGATTTGTGTGTTAACAAATTTGGTTGGTTCTGTTCCTCCGAAAAAGGCTTGGAATTCGTCGTAGTTTGTTATGAATACCGGTTCAAATGCAGGACCTTTCAAAGTCTCACCAACTAAACCTAGGGTAGTAACACCCACACTTTGTGCTACGAATGATAAGTCAGTTTCAGAAGTGTATACACCCGGTGAAACGAAAACTTTTTGATTTGCTTGTGCTGTTGCCATTATCTAATTATTCTATTGCAGATTTATTTTATAGATAAATATTCAATAAAATATCAAAAAACTTTACTTTTAGATATGTATTTGTAAAGAGTATGAATTAATTCTACCTTTTTTCTACCTATGAAACAGACAAAAGAAATCAAGAATATTAAAATTGACCCCGCCATCCACGAGATACTGAAAAAGTACTGTGAAAAGCGAGGATTAAAAATTTATAAGTTTTTGGAAAAATTAATCGTAGAAACCTGTAAAGAGAAGAAAGATATCTACGGAGAAGATTAAACTAATATATTATCGAACTGTATTGATGACTCTTTTGTCTCATCAGTTTTAACCACATCTATTCGTAAAACATCGTTAGTAGTTATCTGAATATTTTGAACATCGGTACCAAAATAATCACCATTAATGTAAACATCAAAAGATTCAACATTGGACCAAGTTCCAAAAGAAAGATTTGCGGTGTAAGCAACAATATCACTTAAGGTATCATTCCCAACAACAAACAAATAATTCTCCAAAAATTCATTTGGGTTTTCTAATGTTTTATTCTTTTTCCCTACATTTCCTGCTCCGGTTAACTCCATAAGTTGAGTAACCCTTGCAATTGCCGGTTTAACTTCAAACTCTTCTTCGTCTATCAAATAACCTAACATGGTGAAGTCATAACTTTGAACATAATACTTTCTTGAATCCAAACTCATTTGTGATTCATCTGAAACATTATTCATTACAATTGGAACATACTGACCTTTAATAAATGTGTAAGCTTGTCTTGATGAAAACTTTTGCATAATCACTTTATTCAACTGATTAAGTTCTCTCATTCTATTACAAATAATCTTAACACTATAATTAATATCCACAGGGACCGGTTGAGGTATTGTGTAGATATCCATTCCCTGTTCGTTTCCATTCCAAGTTGGAACAGATGCGTAATAGAATTGTTTTCTATCAGGGATTGTATATTGTAATGATGGGTTGGTACCAAACTTAACTTCGGGACTTCTAACTACCGTGATGAAGGGCGGGGATGGGTTATAATCTAAATCCACAAATAAGGCAGTCTCAACGTATTGAGTCCAGTTTTGAGTTGTGATTATAATATCCACCATTGGAACTATTTTTCCTGCGGTGACAACCTCTAAATCAGTTTTAACAAAATCTAACATTCCTCTATCTAAATCGGCGTGTAGCACTGATTTAGGAAGATATGTTCCGTCTTTATTAATATATTCCAATAGTTGTTCCCTACGAGCAGACAATGTCTTCTGTGGGACTAATGGTAATGTTGGTATAACTTTTTTTGGTAATGGCATTTTATTTCTTAACTACAAATAATTTATTTTGTGAATTTATCATATCAACTTCAGTTGCACTATAAATTGGTTCTCCACTTGATTTATAAACAAATGAATCATACTTGTATGGGTTATAGGTAATAATCATATCTGATGATGGTGTTGGTATGTCATCACAAGGGTATTCACAAAAATCCATTAAATCCCCAATAACAAACGCATGGACATTTTTTGATTTTTCCGAACGAACTCTGTCTTTCCCACCTTTTCTAACTCTAAACTCAACATCCCCTAATTTAACATAATCAGCGTGCATTATAACTTTAGATTTATATGTTACCGAAAAAGTGTGTTTATGAAGGTTATAATAAACCATAACTCTTTTCCCAATATGACTTTCCTCTGAGTTGTCGTGCCCACATTTATGACAAATATAAGGGTCGTCACCACCATCAGCTAAATCCCATGACCAACCACACTCGTCACAAATTACTTTATCTTTTGTGACAATTTCAAATATTCTTCTTAATTGAGATTCTTTAACTAATACTTTCATTATTAATAATGTGTTGATACCGATTTAACCGGTAATTTAAAATTATCTTGAACCCATTTTTTCATAGGTTCAACCCAATGGTCATCAAACATAGTGTCCAAATGTTCACCATATTTACCCATAACTTCTAAAATAGGTGCTTGATTTCTAAACGATTTAGTTGATGGACTATTTTCATAATAATCCACATCAAAATAATAAAAAACTATGTCAGTATCATCTTCCCCATTCCATTCTCCTTTAAAGAACATTAAAAAGTTTTCATCATCCTTATCTATATCCTCATAACCATCTTCGTCAGAACCAGTCCCATAGACCCAATCAATTTCGTTTGGGTTTAGATAACTATCAAGATACTGATAGATTGCATTAAATAATTTACTCTCTGTTATTATGTATTCCATTAATCAGCTACAATTGTTTTAACAGGTAATTCAAATTTATTTTCAAACCATTTTTTAAAAGGTCCTTTCCAATATTCACCAAACATTGTTTCTAATGTTCCATAATCATTAACAATTAAAATTGGTGTTTGATTTATAAAAGATTGGCTTGAAGGTTCATCTTTATAATATTCTTTTACAATATAAATAAATAACATCCCATTTTCATCATAATCACCATCATATTCAGGATTAAAAAACTCCGTAATATATGGATTTTCTTTGTCATCATGTTCATCACCATTCCAAGTTGTTGGATTAAAATAATCAATTTTATCCACGTCATAAGACTCATCAATATACTGATAGATTGCATTAAATAATTTACTCTCTGTTATTATGTATTCCATTAGATTCCTCTAAATTCGTTTTCACTTACATAAGTAGCAACAATACTTCTGTAAAATGGTTTGTATCCTCCATACGTATGTTTATTATCTGACCTAACATATCCATCATCACTTACCACATAATATCTAACTCTATCTTCAGTTTCATAATATCCAAGATAATCCCCTTGGAATATCTCAACACCCAATTCATCAAGAGTTTTCTGATACAATGAGAATTTCATATTACCAGGTTCTTGTAATTCAACTCGTGAGTTTCCATAGTTTTTAGAACTTGGTGCCATAACTTGAACCAAACCTTGCAATTCAACAGGTGCCATGAATTGGATACCATCTTCGGTTACCTCACCATAAACATCGTCGGTTTTAGTTTTATATCTATCAATACGATAAAGAATCACGGTGAAATTCATATCACCCAATAACCATTCTTCTCCCATACCTATGTCGAGAGCGTAATCTTCGGCACCGAAGAATTTACCTAATCTTGTAATTGGAACTAATTTTTGCATATATTGATAAATACTTCAATATCAACTATATTTAATTCAACTATGAAAATCAGTCCGCCAACTAAAATATATCTTAAAGATAGTCCGTTACATAACTTGGGTGTTTTTTCTTCACAAAAAATAAAAAAGGGTGAGGTTATTGATATTTGCCCCTTTCTTTCTTTTCCACAAAGTTCTAAAGAAAAAATACCGGTATTTTCAAACTATACCTTTTGTTACCCTCGTTCCGAGAATTGGACTAAACACGCATTGGTCTTAGGTTATGGGTCTTATTATAACCATTCCGAAACACCAAATGTTGATTGGTATACAAATGAAGAAGACCAAACATTTGTATATTTTGCAATAAACGATATTAATGACGAGGAAGAATTGTTGATTAATTATGGTAATGGGTCTTTATTTGAGTAATGGAAATTAATACTAGCATAGAATCTAAAGCGTTATCCCTATTGGAAACTTATGAAGGGGGTAATAATTATTTAATTGAATTAAAACGTAAGTCACAATTAAATAAAAAGTTTTATCCCACTAGGAGTCAATCCGAATATATCATTAACAATCATGATAAACAACCCAAAGTTGCAAAGAAATGGGTGGTTCTTGATGCCTACTTCGCTCAGAAACTTGCTGACGATAAATTATACACCGAAATACCTCAAAAAGTATGGGTAGAAAAATTATTATCGGATAAAGAAAAAGCATTTCATATTTGGGGTAGAGTATTTGAAACAGAAGAACTACATCATTTTTGGTTACCAAAAGCCGCAATCATCAAAGATAATACTGTTAAAGATGTTGTAATTGATTATACCAAATATTCTAACCGACCACCACTTGACCACCAAAAAGAGGCAATCCAAAAATTAGTTGAGAACAAAAAGTTTATCCTTGCTGATGATATGGGTCTTGGTAAAACAACCTCAACAATTATTGCAGGGTTAGAAACCGGTGCCAAGAAAATTTTAATTATTTGCCCGGCAACACTTAAAATTAACTGGAAGAGAGAAATTGAAAATTATTCTGACCGACCAATTTTTATTTCAGAAGGAAAACAATTTAGTACGGAACATGATTTTGTTATTGTAAATTATGATATCATGAAAAATTTTCATGACCCAAAAAAGAAAGATGAATCATTAATATTAATGTCAAAATTTGACTTAGTCATTATTGATGAAGCACACTATATTAAAAACGCCCAAGCGCAACGAACAAAACTTATCAACGACATCACAAAGAGTGTTGATAGATTATGGTTGTTAACCGGTACACCGATGACATCTCGTCCAATAGATTATTTTAACTTACTTAGTTTAATTGATTCACCTGTTGCCAAGAATTGGATGGCATATGTTATTCGTTACTGTGCCGGTTTTCAATTCAAAGTTGGTCCAAGAAAAATTTGGAATGTCCAAGGAGCGTCAAACCTTGAGGAATTACGAGATAGAACGGCAGGTTTAACTTTAAGAAGATTAAAAGAAAATGTTTTAGATTTACCTGATAAAATCATTACACCAGTGTATTTGAGATTGAAATCAAAAGTGTACGAAGAAGTAATGGGGGATTATTACAATTGGTATGAAAAAAACCCTGAGGAATCAAAATCACTTACGGTTCAATTTACCAAGTTAACCAAAGTTCGTCAAATTATTGCCGATGAAAAAATTTCACAAACAATTGAAATTGCTGAGAACATTATTGAACAAGACAAAAAAGTAATCATCTTTTGTAATTTTACTGATTCATTAAATAAAATTACGGAACACTTTGGAAAAGCTGCGGTTAAACTTGATGGGTCTATGTCAAAACATGAAAGACAATTTAGTGTTGACCAATTCCAAGAGAACGATAAAATAAAAGTATTTGTTGGAAATATCAAAGCAGCTGGTGTTGGTATTACTTTAACATCAGCAGAGGCCGTTATCTTCAATGATTTATCATTTTTACCATCCGACCACGCACAAGCAGAAGACCGAGCATACAGATATGGTCAAAAAAATAATGTATTAGTTTATTACCCAATTTTTGAAAATACTATTGAGGGAATTATTTACGACATACTCCACAATAAAAAACAAGTTATCGCAACCGTTATGGGAGATAATCAAAATACTGCCGACGCCGCTGAAGAAATTTTAAAGAGAATTAATGAAATGCGTCGTTAAACCAATTTTC